ATCCCCGATGTTATTTGGGAGGTCACTGAGGGCGCACTCACTGATCAAGACACTCAAATCATCTGGTGCGTCTTCGGCAACCCGACCCGTAACAAGGGCCGGTTTCGGGAATGTTTCGCGGGAGGCCGGTTCGCACATCGCTGGTCTACCCTCGCAATCGACTCTCGTACCGTGCCTATCTCAAACAAGACCCAAATTCAACGTTGGGTCGATGATTATGGAGAAGACAGTGACTTTGTTCGTGTCCGGGTGCGGGGCATGTTCCCTCGTATTGATGCCGAGTCCTTCATATCTCACACCCTTGCCTCCCAAGCGATCGAGCGTGAACTCATTCCGCAAGGAGGTGCTGTCGTCATCGGCGCTGACATCGGTCGCTTTGGTGATGATCCCTCTGTCATCTACCCCCGTCGAGGCCGAGACGCGCTGACACGGCAGATCGAGGTAATGTACGGCCTCGACACAATGACAGTCGCAGGAAAGATTGCGGCAGCCTTCCTGCGATATGGAGCGTCCATCTGTATGGTGGACGAAGGCGGCGTCGGAGGCGGTGTGGTTGATCGCCTCCGACAGCTGCGCATCCCCGTTATTGGCGTGGACTTCGGCTCCAGCGCGGACGGCTACGCGAACAACGGCGTGAAGTACGCGAACAAACGCGCCGAGATTTGGGGTGCGATGCGGGACTGGCTTGAGACCGGCTCTATTCCGAACCTACTCACAGGTGAGAATGTCACACTCACGGACGAGCTAACCGCCCCAACTTATACGATGACGAAGAAGGAAGAGATACAGCTGGAAAGTAAGAAGGAGATGCGGGCGCGAGGAGTGGCATCGCCGAACGTGGCGGATGCTCTCGCCTGCACTTTCGCATATCCTACCTACGAGTATATTCCTGACGTGTTGGGTCGCACCGAGATGAAGCCGACTGTCGCGCCCGACTATGATCCGTTCTCCCAAGAGAATGTTTACTCAACCCCTCTTGAGCCTATTCCAGGTCTTTTGGGCTGTTATGAAACTACTGTCTACAGGAGATAGGTGATATGGGCTTTGTGAAAGACGTTGCCAAGGTAGCAACCTTCGGAGTTGCAGGTCAGCTTCTAGGGAAGAAGAAAAAGCCTTCAGAGACACCTCCCAAAATCCCGACAATGATCAGCACGGTTCGACCTGACCGGCCCTCATCGATGATCGGCGCTCCGCGGGGAGGCTACTGATGGGGTTTCTAAAACCAAAGGTGCCAACAGCGCCTCCCGCGCCCAATCCCGCCTCACCAGCGATGGACGCACTAGGCGCTGAGGGCCTGACCGGCGATACCGGCATGTATTCCTCGGCGCGCTCACTAATCAGCACCTCGTCGCGAGGTCTGCGTCGTCGTGCCTCAACTCAGCGCACATCATTGATCGGGGGATAGAATGAAGATAATCGCATCCGAGCAGAAGCGTCTCCAAGGCGTCATCGCCGAGCTTCGCTCGGATCGGCTCCCGTTTTGGAACCTGTGGCGTGAGGTAGCCAATTACTTTCTCCCGAAGCGGTATGTCTGGCTTCAGTCCGGCCGCGAGGCCCGGATCAATAACGCAAAGAACCCGTATATCCTTGACTCAACCGGCACGACCGCAGCGCGCATTCTTGCAAGCGGGATGATGAATGGCATCACTTCACCCTCGCGTCCTTGGTTCCGTCTCCGTATCGCCGGTTTCGAGCACGAAGGCGACGCTGTTGCGGTGTGGGCTGATGAAGTCGTGCGGAGGATGCTGTTCGTGATGAGCGAAAGCAACTTCTATAACGGCATGGCCGTTCTCTATCTTGACTTAGTTATCTTCGGCTCTGCTGGCATGCTTATTTATGAGGATGACGAAACTGTCATCCGCTGTTACAACCCGGCGCTTGGTGAGTTCTATCTCGGTATGTCGCACCGCCTCTCCGTCGATACCTTCGCCCGCGAGTTCAAGCAGTCAGTGAAACAGATAGCGTCGAACTTTGGTGAGGAGAATATGTCGGAGACACTTCGGGCGAAGTTTAAGCAGGGCGGCGCACAGTGTCTTCACCTGTATGACATTACTCATCTGGTCGAGCCGAACTATGCAAGCTCTAGCGTTCCAGGTAAATTTCGCTATGTCGAGACATATTGGGAAACCGGCTCGATCACACAAGGACAAGTTCTTGCTCAGCGCGGGTTCAACGAGCTACCTGGCATCTTTCCTCGATGGGAACTTACCGCCAACGACTCTTATGGAACCAGTCCAGCGATGGATGCACTACCGGACGTGATACAACTTCAGCACGAGACGAAGCGAAAGGCTCAGGGCCTTGACAAGATGATTAATCCACCCATAGTGGCGGACATTCAGCTTGAGCACCGCCCAACCGCGCTGATGCCAAACGGTATCACGTTTGTGGCCGGTAACAACAATGTCGGCGCGAAGCCGCTCTACCAAATTCAGGCTCCGCTCCAGGAAATGACGGAGGATATCCGTGATGTTCAGCTTCGTATTCGTGAAATCTTCCACAACAACCTGTTCAACATGATTAGTCAGCTCGACACCGTACGTTCTGCAACCGAGATTGATGCTCGGCGAGAGGAGAAGCTCGTCATGCTCGGCAGCGTCTTAGATCGGTTCGAAAGCGAGGCTCTTGGTCCGGCCATCAATCGTATCTACTCAATTATGGAACGGCAGGGCATGCTGCCAGAGCCGCCCCCCGAGATCGAGGACGCTGACATCGAAGTCCAATACGTATCTATCCTCTCGACTGCGCAATCGGCGGTGGCCGCGGCACCTGTTGAGCGGTGGGTTAGCTTCGTTGGCAACCTCGCTGCCGTTGCTCCGGAGGTCACACAGGTTCCGGACTGGTCCGAGCTCACCCGCAACTATGGCACCGCCATTGGTGTTCATGCTCGTGATATGCGTACACGCGAAGCGGTAGCAGAAGCTAATGGGGAGGAGCAGCAACGTCTTGCCGCACAGGAGGCTGCAGTAGCAGGCAAGGAACTGGTTGACGGAGCGCAGACGCTTAGCGAGACTGATGTGGGCGGCGGCGCGAATGCTCTTCAACAGTTATTGGCACAGGGTTAGGTATGGTCGTATTCCAAAGGCATAGGTATGGCTCATTTACACGCCTCCCGACTTATGATAAGCTACCGGTATGACCGAACACCGTCTACGCGCCCAATGGCTTAAGCAGGACAAGGCTGCAATAGATGCCGCTTTCGGCGCGCTGCTGCAGCATAACGGCGGCCGGAAGATGCTTTGGTGGCTGCTGCAGATTGGCAAGGTCGGTCAGCAGCCGTTTTCTAATAACGCCCTGCAGACCGCATTCGCGTGTGGTGAGTTAAATGTCGGGCAACAGATTTTAGACCGGATAACCTCCGTCAGTCCGGAGGGATATCTTGAGATGATAAAGGAGATGGCTGATGAACGTAGACGAAGGGACAGTGCCCTCAACGACGCCCGAAACTCCGGCACTGGGAACTCCGACCCCACCGAACCCGGAGACCCCGACTCCGCCGACTCCTGAGCTGCCAAAGCCGCTCATTGAGGGTGAGCAGAAGCCCGCGGAGACTCCGCCCGTCGAGGAGTTTGTCCCCTTGACGGCGGCCGACATCACCTTTCCTGAGGGTCTCGAGGTCAATGAAACTCTTCGCGACGAGGCGCTCGCCATCGTCAACAACCGGGAACTTTCCCCGAAAGATCAATTGCAGGGACTCATCGACCTGCAGGCAAAAGTTGCCAAGGAAGCATCGGAGACGATTAGCAAAACTTGGGAGGATACGCAGAAGGCGTGGCAGGATGAAGTCAAAGCTGATCCAACGATCGGCGGCGACAAACTTCCCACCACGCTCGCTGCGGTGAATAAGCTTGTCACGGAATATGGCGATGACAAGCTCGTAGAGGCATTTGCTTTGACCGGCGCTGGCAACAACGTCCACGTCATCAGGTTCCTCAATAACGTTGCAGGCAAACTTTTGGAGGGCAAGCCGGTTTTAGGCGCTTCTCCCACAGGCCAAGAGGGCGATGCGGCTTCACGTATGTTTCCAAGTATGAAAGGATAAGAAATGGCAACTCTTGCCACCACTCATCCGACGCTTCTCGATCTTGCTCGACGGACCGATCCGGACGGCAACATCGCTGATATCGTCGAAATCCTCAATCAGACCAATGAAGTCCTGGACGACATGGTTTGGCTTGAGGGCAATCTCACCACAGGCCACCGGACGACCATCCGGACTGGCCTGCCCACTCCAACCTGGCGGAAGATGTATGGTGGCGTTCAGCCTACCAAGTCAACGACCGCACAGATCACCGACAACACTGGTATGCTCGAAGCGTATGCCGAGGTGGACAAGGCTTTGGCCGACCTCAACGGTAACACCGCTGCGTGGCGCCTGTCGGAGGAAACCCCTCACATTGAGGGCATGTCGCAGGAGATCGCACAGACGATCTTCTACGGTAATGAGGGCACCGAGCCCGAGGCCTTCACCGGACTGACGCCGCGCTTCAACGCACTTACCAGTGCAAACAACTCCGACAACGTGATCGATGGAGGCGGCTCCGGCACGGACAATGCCAGTATTTGGCTGTCCGTGTGGGGACCTCAGTCTGGCTTTGGCATTACGCCGAAGGGTTCGAAGGCGGGTCTCCAGATGGAAGACAAGGGTCAGGTGACTATCGAGAACATCGATGGAGCTGGCGGACGCATGGAAGCGTACCGCACGCATTATCGGTGGGATGCCGGTCTCACGATCCGTGATTGGAGGTACTTCGTTCGTATCGTCAACATCGACCGGAGTGCGCTGACGGTTGATGCTTCGACAGGGGCGAATATCCCGAACCTGATGTTCGAGGCCCTTGATCGGGTACCGAACCTGAACGGTCGGGCCGTCTGGTATATGGATCGGGGACTTAAGACCAAGCTTGGTCAGCAGTCTCAGCTTCTCACCAAGAACTCTTCCCTCACCGCGGAAAATGTTGGAGGTAAGGTCGTCACCAGCTGGCTCGGCATTCCGATCCGGCGTGTGGACGTTCTGTCGCCCGATGAGTCGCTGGTCGCAGCATAAGGAGAACATGACATGATTATGGACGAACGACTTGAGTTCGCCGATGCTGTCTCGGTCGCTGCGGCGGCCGGCACATCGCTAATCGGCGACGTTATCGACTTGAGTAGCATTGGTCGAGACATCGGCTCAGGACAGGAGGTGTTCCTTGTTATAACGGTTGACACTGAGATCATCACTGGTGGCGCAGCGGGGACGATTAAGTTCCAGCTCGTTAGTGACGCTCAGGCAGCGATCGCTACGGATGGGACTGCTACGGTCCACATGGACACAGGTACTCTTGTTACGGATGATGCCGCGGCCAACTCGGCCAAGCTCAACGCTGGATCGATCCTTTTCTATGGAACGCTTCCAGGTGAGGGCAATGTGTACGAGCGCTTTCTTGGTATCCTCGCAGTCATCGCCACTACTGAGGTCACAGCGGGTAAGATCAACGCGTTTCTGACGCTCGATCCGCCGCGCTCTGGCCGCATCTATGCAGAAGGAGCTAATTAATGACTAGTGGCACAGTTGGGGTTCGCCTCAAAAAGGACTGGTTCGGGCCGGATGGTTCGCTCTACCAGTCGCGTGACAATCCTCACGAGTTCCCGTCGGAGTATGCTGAGAAGCCGAAGCAGAATGACGAGGAGAGCGATGAGGACTTCAAGGCCCGACTTAAGCGCCAGCCCTACGCCGTTCTCCCG